TTTTCCTCGTCCGGCTGCACGTCCCGGGCATCCACATAGAGCTCCCGCCGGTCGGCTCCGGTGGCATCCGTCAGGCCCACGGTCACGGTGGCCCGGGCATCGCCCTCACCGGCCCCCTGAACAACGGCAACGTTGGCATAGTCGCTGTCCCCAAAGGCCCAGCTGGCCCCGGTCAGGTTGCCCCACTTGGTGGAAAAGCGGTTGTTGGGGTCAGCGGTGGGCCGGTAGACCTCGAACAGCAGCTTCTTATCTGCGTTCTTGCCTGCCAGCCGTACCCGGAAGCCTAGGTCGCAGGCCGCGCCGATGGTCATCAGGTAGTCCATGATGCTGCCGCCGGAGGTCTGTGCGGTGTAGGTGGTGTCAAAGCCCACCAGCTCTCCCAGCTCCAGCTTTGGCCACGGCTCCATGGAATTGACCAGCCTGCGCATGGCCTGCTCCGCGTTCTCGCTCTTCACGATGACGGTGCAGGCCCGCTTGGTGAAGATCCACGTTCCCGGGAAGCCGGTGACCACCAGATTGCTGTCGGTGTTCTCGTTGCTCCGGTGGCAGATGCGCATGGGCACGTCGCTGTCACTGCGGCGCAGCCAGCGGCCCTCCCGCAGCAGGGACAGGTTCTCTTCGGTGGGTCTGACTTCGAGGGTGAACTCACCCTCGGTGTTGTAGGGCTCGTCCCAGTAAAGGCTCACCCAGACCTCCACCCGGCCCAGCCGGGCAAGGGTCGTCTCATCCAAAACATCCAGCGTCATACGATCACCTCCGGCAGAATGCCTGAAACCATGGGATAAAATTGCACCGTGACCTGCAGGAGGGTCTCGCCGCTGTCGGCGGTGGCCTTGAGCAGGTTGTCTCCGGGAGCCAGCTCCAGCAGGTCGCTGTCCTCGTCCAGCAGGGAGAAGATGTTCTCCGCCGTGCCGTCCTCTGTCCGCTTGACGGCCAGCTTGTCGGTGGTGGTGCGGTAGATCTCGATGACCTGCCCCGGGGTCAGGGTGGTCAGGATGCGGATGCTCTGGCCCGTGATGATGTTCAGCACGCAGGGGTTGACCACCGCACCGTCACTTTTGAGGGTGGCCGTGAAGGGTACAGCCAGCGCCCCGGGGTTGACCGCGTTCTGCCAGCCAAACGAGGTGCGCACGCCGAACCGGTGGGGCTTGGAGTAGTTGACCGGCAGCCTGAAGCTGGGCACAAAGCCGTTGATGTAGAAGCTCTGAGCGGTCAGATCGTACCAGAAGGGCTTCGGGCAGAAGAACATCATGTCAAGGACCGGGTATGGGTGGATGCTCTTTGTGTAGGGGGTCTTGGAAAGCACAAAGCGGCAGAAATACTTGTCCTCAAAGTACATGGTGCCGCTGGTGAAGTAGGGGAGTTTTTCCAGCAGCAGGGCTGCATCCGCATCGCCGTGGGGGCTGTGGCAGTGGATGATGAGTTCACGGCTCACCCCGGCCACGCTCTGTTTCTCCACCGTGTTGCCGATCTGGTTCACGCCCTGTGCGGTCTGCAGATCTACGTTCACACCATTGATGGGATCGAGGGAGTAGGGCGTGCCGTAGTCCCACCCGATGTCGAGAGCGGCCCCGGCATCCGTCACGAGCCGCAAATGGTCTTTGCGAAATGGCATTCAGAGCCCTCCTTTCATCGTTTCTGGGCCTTGGCCCGGTCGGCTTCCCAGCGTGCTTCCCGCTGGAGGTCTGCCGCCGTCTGGGCCTTGCTGTAAATGTTCTGGGTGATGTTGGTGTCGCCCTCCCGGTGGTACTGGTTGGCGGCTGCGGCCACCTTTGCCGTGCCGGAAACGGCCACACTGCGAGAGATGGCCATGTTGTCCGACAGCACCAGACTGTCTGCCTGCCGCACCATCTCGGCCAGCTTGCTGTTTGCGGCCAGCAGGGCCTCGGTGTTGTCCCGGATGGCATCGGTATTATCCTTATCCGGCGTAGTCCCGGGGGTGCCGGGGTCCGTCGAGGCATCAGGCTTCTCCGGCTCGGCGGGGGTGCCGGGCTTGTATTTTTCTTCCAGGTCTCGGAGGGTCTTTTCGTAGTCCAGCTGCAGCAGTTCCCGCTCAAGGTTGCCCATCCGCAGGGTGTTCTCGGCCTCGACAAGCTGCTTTTCCAGATCCGCCAGCGCGGTTGCATCGGCAGCAGTCTTTTTGCCGATCTGCGCCGACTGCTTCTTGTACTCGGCATCCAGCAGTTTCTTTTCGAGGTCGGCAACGGATTTTTTATAGTCCGCAGCAGCCACGGCCTTTTCGGCATCCAGCATACCGGGGTCATCCTCGGTAAGCTTCGCCCGGGCAAGTTCGGCAGCCTTTTTAGCGTACTCGGCATCCAGCTGCTTTTTCTCGGCATCGCCGGACTGACGGGCATACTCCGCATCCAGCTCGGCCTGCTCCTGCTTGGCGAGGCGGGCGTTCTTGCGGTCCTCACGCTCCTTCTGGATCTTCTTGGCATAGTCCCATGCGGGGTTGGACACATAGTCGATGTGGCCGCCCCAAAGCTGTGCGACGAGATTGTAGGCACCGATCAGCGCATTGATCTCGATGACAAACTGCTCCACAAACAAGCCAAGGACGTACATCAGGCCCTCAAAAATGTAAGACATGAAATCGGCCACGCCCGACCATACATCGTTCATGCCGTTTGCGACGTTTTTGTTTGTGCTGGCAAAGTTGAGCAGTGCGCCCACCAACATGCCGATCAGAGAAATCACCAGCAGGATGGGGTTGGCATCCATGGCAACGTTAAGCCCCTCCTGCGCACCGGTGGCCGTCGTTGCAGCGGGCACGAACTTTGCAACCAGACTGGATGCAAGAGCTGCCAGCTTGTTGCCAACACCGGACAGCGCATTGCCGAGCTGGTCCAGCGCACCTTGCGCAATGGCCGTGATCTGCTCCCTCTGTTTATCCGTGCACGCCTGCCAGAAGTAGGAAGCTGCCCAGAAGCCCAGCTGTTCCAGATCGCCGTTTTTCAGCGCGTTGGCAAGGGTCTTGATGGCACCGACCGCGTCGGTCTGGATGTCCTTCTTGATGTCCTTCCAGCCATCTTCCAGCTTGGTGCGCAGCTGAGTGGTCAACAGCTCTCCGGCACTGGCATACTGCGGACCGGCATCCTCAATGGTCTTGACCGTGGTCTCCACACCGTCGGCGGTCTTGATGGTCACGGTCTTGACGGTGCGCTCTACGCCCTCGATGACCTCGGTGCCGGTGCGGGTAGTCACGGTGGACACCCGCTCGCTGCCATCAGTCAGGGTCTCGGTGGTCTTTTCCACCGTGACCTGTGCACCGTCCACGATGCTGGTCTGGGTGTCCTTGACCGTGGTCTGTACGGATGCCTTTACGTCCTCCATGGTCTGCTTGACAGTCTTGGTGCCGTCCGCAGCGACCTCTGTGATGGTCTTGACATCCTTCAGCACACCATACACCATCTGCCGGGAAGTCTCGGTGATGGTCTGTTTCTGCTGCTTTTTGCCGTTGGACAAGGTCTCATTGACCGTTTCCACCGTCCGGGTCACGCCGTCCTTTACGGTGGTCGTGGTGTCCGAGATGGATTTGACTACAGTGGCAGTGGCCTGCTTGGTGGCCTTTGCGGCCTTACCCGCATTGTTTGTGATGATGCCGGTTGCGTTCGTGGATGCGGCTGCAGCAGCTTCGGCCGCGGCCTTTTCCTCCTGCGCCTGCTTCACACGTTCATCGTGGAGGGCCTTGCGCTTAGCAGCAGCTTTATCGCGCTTGGACTGGTTATAGTCGTCCATATAGCCGTTGTAGGCTGCATCATAGGCTTCCTGTGCCGCACCGACACCGTTTTTCAGGTTCGCCAGTGCCGCAGCCGCGCCTCTGATTTTGGCGACCAGCTCATTGAGCCAGTCCACCACCGTACCGATGGCATTCTGTGCTATCTTTTCGACAGCCGTAAATGCAGAGTTGACCGCATTGCGGAAGGTCTCGCTGGTCTGATAGGCCGTCACAAGGCCCGTTGCCAGAGCAGCCAGTGCAGCAACAAACAGCCCGACCGGGTTTGCGGAGATCACCGCATTCAAAGCCGCCTGCGCCAGTGCCAGACCGG